TTTTTTGCATAATTGTACATCATACTAGCAATACCTTGCCTACGAAATTTAGGATCGACCAAAACTTTATCAGCTGTTAAGTTTTTCCCAGTGATGCTAAAGATAGCATAACCAACCTTTTCACCTGATTTCGTATACGCTTCAATATTTAGAATTCCGGGTGTAGTAACAAAGGATCTAAAATCAAAGGCATCAGTTTTAACCCAATCGTTAAATCTAGTACCTCTTTTCAATCCAGGCATTATTTCGTTAATTTGCATTTAGTATTTATTCAAATTCCTTATGGTGGACCTGGGGGGATTCGCACCCCCGTCCAAGACGCCTTTCGGCTTGCTTCATACAACAATAACTTATATTATATGTTATTTATTAGTTAAAGTCAATTGATACACAAAACAAATCCGGGGATCTGTATTCTTATGCTCGCTTACTCCATGACAGACTTCTGGGCCGTGCATAATCAGGTCTCCCGAACTAGGAGTAATATATTCCTTGTGTATTTCGTCTATGTCCGATGGCAATTTTCCAGTACAGTCTTGATCAACAATAATCAAACTGCTACCGCCCGGTGGGTTATTAACATAAAACACAGCAACTAAATCGGGAGTTGTTAATTGATTGTTTGTAGCTACATGATTGTGACATCGCCCTTGGCTATTAATTTCCATTCGGTTGGTCCAGGACCTATCAACGTCAACTGACTTGACTTTCAACAATTCAGTTGCTTGTTGCTTAATCCAGGTTAAAAGATCTTGTGCGTCGGGAAGGTTAGCTGGACCTAGATAAGGAATAACTTCGCTAGTTTCGCCTTCGCCGTAGTGGCTGTCCCAAACTTGCCCACGATCTCGATTTTTAACTTCAGACAGTTCCATTATGTTACGGATACCTTGATCTAATCCAGCATTGTTGTACCAGTGCTGGTGAGGGCAATGTACTACTGCAATATCATGGCCAAATAGCTTATACACTTGCATGACCGATTCCTTGTGCAACTGAGTTCCAATTATGATCGTTAAATGTTTTTAGAACACCCGGTGCTGGCCTTACAAACTCTTGGGCATGATCAAACGCTTGCCAAAATGGTGAATCGTTACGTCCTGACAAGTAGTGAAAATGCAAGAAGTCGGCAATGTCTCTGTTCATTGTGTTGACTGCTTGATTGTATTGTCTACGAGCATCTGCGTCGTTGTTTAGTATTCCTGATATTTTTGTAGCCAACAAGTTAAGACTGGCAGTTTGTACCCAAATGCTAGTTGCTTCTAACGGTTCGCTAAATCCCGAGCTCAGGCCAATGGCAACACAATTTGCTACCCAGGTTTGATCATAACAGCCAGCATCAAAACTAAATTGCCTAGGGCTCACAATCTCGTGACCGTAATACTCTTCTAACTCTTGATGTATTTGTTCATCGGTAGCACAACTGCTGTCAAAAACATAGCCGCATCCATATCGTCCCTGTACAGGAATGCGCCACATCCATCCATGGCGCATAGCTACAGCTTCGGTATAGGTTGGCAAATCCACTCCGGCATTGGGTAAAAAGAACGGCATAGCTCGATCGACTGGCAGTATAGATTGATACGATGTCCATTTAGTAGCATAATGCTTGCCAATGATTAAGCGAGCAAAACCCGAGCAATCAAACACAAAATCTACTGGGACTGTAGTTTGATCTTTAAGCACTAAACCAGTAATAGTGTCACTGCCTGTTACAGCAACAACTTCGCTGTCAATTAATTTAATACCACGTGCTAAGCCTTGTGTTTGTAAAAACTTGGCCAGCAGGTTAGCGTCAAAATGCAACGCTCGATCGCCCATGCCCGAATCTGCTAAAAAATTATGATCATAATAATCATTTACTCCACGCCAGTTTACAAAACGTATTCCGTTCTTAACTGTACCACGGGCCTGTGCAATAATGTCTAAAGGATTAATACCAATCTGATTTAAAAAGTTTACAAATGGTGGAGTGGTTCCTTCGCCGGCACCTAATATGCCAATTTCACTGCTGGCTATTACAGTAACTTCGCTATAGGGAAATTGTGACTTGACAAATAGTGCGGTGAGCCACCCAGCGGTGCCGCCACCAACTACTGCGTATTCAAGATTGGTCTTCATGTATGATTCTAATATCCATTACTACAGATATTCTATTTTCTGTGCTTAGATTTGTTTCAACGCTGTGGAATAGATAGTTAGGAAACATAAGTAAGGTTCCAACTTTTGGCTCAACACGGTAATAGATTCTGCCGGTGCGCCCTTCGCTATCGGCTGTTACTAAGGGTTCTTGCCATGCTAGATTAACTGAACCTCGGGCATCAAGTAGCAGTAAGTCTCCAGAGTTAGGCGGGCAGTCAACATAGTAAATTCCTACCATGTCTAGGTCACTGTGGTGATGTGGGGTATCGCACCGACCTGGTGCTATAACATTATGTCTGGTACGTAAGTCTAAATTGTACTCGGGCCATCGACGTTCTTGTGCAATTGACTCTATAGCATCTACTGTATACTGTCTTAATGCGCTTGTACCGTAACCGGCAAAGTCCAGGAAACTATAGTGCTTGGTATGTACAGGATTAATCTTCTGTTGTTCGTTGACATGCTGACTAAAGTTTAATCCATCGAGCCTAACTAACTCTGCTAGTTCCGGCTGGCTCGCTGATAAATCAAAGGTCCAGAGTGGACTACTGAATAACTCTATTTTCATTAATCTTATCTACCACAAGTTGACAGATACGATCTTGTTTTTCTGGATCGCTATAAATGCTTTTAGGCAATGTAACTTGAACTACATCGTCTACATAATTTCCAATGCCCGGGAATCTAGTAGCAGTTAAATCTTTAATGCCGCAATCAATTACGATAGCATCGTTACCAGCTTCGGCAATAATAGCAGTATCTACAACCAAGAAGGCCTGTGCAGTAGTTACCTGATCTAAGGTGCGTAAACGGTTAAGTACATCAGCCAATGCTGGCTCTGGATCAGCAATAGGTACAATACTATGACCGCGCAGAACAATGCTGTCTACTGTATCCGGTTTTAAAAAGAATACGTGTGTTTGTGGAACAATAGCAAAACGGTCGGCTACTTCACGGAATTCGCTAACCGGGGGATGTCCTGCAACAGACCACACTTCGTAAGGAACGATAATTGTAATATCTCTAGGCGTTCCTGTACTGTCTTTAAATGTAAATGTAAATAGTGTTGGCTTCACCGAAAATGTATATGCTGGCGTAATTTGTGCCATCATAACGTCTGTTGGCTCTTGAGCCTTTACATCTACAAATGCCTCAATGCTTTTGCAAGCATCAATGAATTCTTGTAATTGTGTCATATTATTCCTCTACTCGAGATTGGCCGTATACTTCAATATCGTCAATCACTGCAATCTTTTCTGTTATCACCTTAATAGGTATAATCTTTTTCTTAGACTTTTCTTGGTGGGTTAGTACAGTACCCCAAATGTCTTCACGCTCTGGTGGCAAGTTACCACCTTTGATCATGACAGGAATATATCCTGTCATTTTTTCAATTGCTAGTGCAAACAACGGAACATTATCACTGTAGGCATTGTTACAAGTGATGTCCCAATACTTGCCATCTAGATACATACAACTGCCCTTGCATAAGTGTAACACAGGGCAGTCTTGACAATTGGGTCGATTTAACCAATGTGTGACTGATTTCAATCTAACATTTTCGTAATCGTCTAGATTACCTCCAAGGTGGCTTTCGCCATTTTTACTTGTTTCTTTAACGCTTACGTTCTGGCAAGTAACAATATTACCAGTCAAGTCCACAGCAATGGTATGATCGTTGTCCATTCCACACTTCTGTCCTACGTACTTTGATTCTTTGTGCTTTAATACATCTCGAATAAAGCCATCAATCTTGCCAGTGACACCTGCAAAGTTAATACGGCCGCCAGTGGAGTACATGTCATTGAATGATGTTTTGCGATATTCAAAATGTTCTTCTAGTGTGTCTAGGCTGTTGTTAGAACCATCTTCGTCGTAGGCGTCAACCATGGCACCTTCGCCAATGATAACAGTTGGGTCGCCGGTAAATTCTACAAACCAATCGTATACATCTTTACGGCTGGTGTTACGTCGGTTCATCATGGTATTAAAACTAAAACGACCTTGCGGCTTCATCACATTGTAGAATTCCATAAGAATCTTTTTCTTAGCTGGATCCGTAAAAGGATCTGGGCCACGTACTGTTTGATTTGGTCCATCGTGGCTGATGCTTACATTAAATCCCATGTAGTATAACCAGGATCCTATTTCTCGTGTTAGCAAACTGCCGTTGGTAATAACACTCATCTGTGGACGCTTTTTCCACGAACTGAATTTTTCTTGCAATGCTTCGGCTAGAGGTTTAAATGTTTTCCAGTACACAAATGGTTCACCGCCCCAGAATTCAATCTTCAGACCTTTTTCTTCACTGAACTCAAGCACTTCTAACTTGGTCATAAAAGCATCAATGTCTTTTTTACTGGTCTCTGCTGGACGCTCAACAAATTTTTGACTACAGTAATCGCAGGAGTAATTGCAACTTAGGCCAAGTTGTATTTTAAGGATACCAATCTTTGTGCTTTTACGTAGAGGGTCGTCTTTGGAAAAAGCACGAACTTCCGGATAGTAATAACCATCTGGTTCTTTTTCTTCTTTGGGGTATTCATACACATTATTGTCAGACGTAGATAGCGTATTTGTTACGTTGTCGTAATAGAATACTTTCTTATCCGTAGCACTACGCTCGGCATGAATTTCAAATTGCATAGTAACCTTATTTTTTGATTTGTTCAACTTTGTTGTCTAATTGCTTTAGTGCTTCTAACAATAAAGGAATCAAACGTTCGTATCTAACTCTTAGAATATCTGTATCGGGCAAATTAGTACCCAATGCGACAGGGAAATGCTGTTTAACTTTATTTGCGCTAACACCAACATCACGTTGGGTATCTAATCCTAGGCTTGCGGCCAATTCGTTACCGGTATAATAAAAACCATCTAATTGACGTACAATGTCAAGTGCGTTTTCAATTACAGTTTCTCGGTTCTTTAGGGTGTCATCGGACCAGAAGCAATCGCAGTTACAATCGCAGTTACAATTATGGCTAGCCGATGCGGAATATGTACAGTTATAAGTACAGTTACAATTACAGTTAGCCTGCAACCACGATTGAGCGTCGCAGTTAGCACAGTTTATAGCGCCAGTGATAAAACAGTTGTCACCACCAATATTTCCACAATTACAATTATTAGTACAATTACCGTTATTACAGTTACCAGAGTTATTGTTTTGATAGTATGCACGACCGTGCAACGAATTCATATCTGAAACGTTGTCTTTGGTATTGGCTTTAACCCAACTTAGAGAAGGGCTTGATTGTCCCGTTTCTGTTGAAACGTCGCTGAGTGCAATTTGTCCGGATGCTGGTAGTGTCATATAACTATTTATCAACGACGTTGAACTACCTATTGCTTGTCAACCCAGTCTTTTAACTCGATCAACAGGTATACTATAACACTACCAACTATTAAAAACGCCAACCAACCCATTTTAATTATATCCCTTTACTACATTATTGTCAATCTTGGGATTACCTTTAGCCGCGGCATCTTGATGCGATTGTTTGCGTTGTTGCTCTTTATTACGCTCAAGAGGTAATGGACCACAGCCTAATCTTGCCCACTCTTGCTCGGAGTAGTAATACGAGTCCACGGGGTTTTTATTATCCATTGTTTAGTATTTATATAGGAAAGTATTTGAGTACCAATTTATGCGTCCGGGGCTTCCGTGCAATAGCGTATGGTTAGTTATATCAGGACCTGTTCCACGCCAGTTAGGCCCGTATAGTGTACACGTCTGCACACTTACCTATGTTTCCATCTCAAATACTTACCTATACAAACAAAATGCTCTGCGAACCCCGGTGGTAATTATAGTGTATCAGAAATTTCGTCAAGTTGCCCCAACTAGTCTATTCATCACTTACACCCTCCACCCACTCCCCGACGGGTTCCGCTCTCGTGTTGCCAACGGCCTTTCGGTTCAAAGACTACCACCCACGGGGTACGACCACCGTTTCTCCTTCATGCGGGTCACACTAGCCCAGCGTTACCCGGGCGGGTCCTTTACAACAAATTCGTCATGGATGGTTTTGGGAAGTGGCACCATGATTCACTTGCGGGTTTTATAGAGTCTTTATTAAGCGAACCCTTTCGGGACTCTAAAAGAACGCACTTGTCCTTATCCGCTATTAGGAAAAAATTAAAGGAACTATGTTCAAACCTCAACACCACATATCGGTTCTACAGTCATTACTTCCTAGCTATCCGTCGCCTTCCTGGAGTTTGATAGTCCTTATCCTGGGGCTAGATGGTGTCTTGCCTTACTTTAGAACCCTCCTGCTTCATGGGTTACAGGGACCGTTTATTCATCCCTGCTGTTCACCCCTAACGGACTAGGTAACCTTCAACTCTTTCCTAATAGCGGGGGCTTGTTACAGCCCACCGCTTATGCTAATTACTCAGCTACAGCGTCTTTAGCTACAGCACGAGCCTTGATAGCTTCCAACGAAGGCTTGGTAGCCTTAACTTTACCTGCTTTAGCAGATACAGTACCATTGTACTTGGCATCAGCCGTATCAATGGCATCGCGATACGATGGGTTAGCATACAAATCGGTACCCTTCAAAAAGGTAACCAAATCTGGCTTAGACATTGCTTTAGGCAACTCCACAAGATTGATATCACTATCAGTCTTGGCCAAGATTTTAACACGGGTCATATCACCTGCGAAACGCACTTTGTATTGACCTTTAGTCTTGCTAACACCACCAACTTTGAACAATTTGTCCATTTTAAACACTCCAATTTAAGTTAAGTTAAAACACATACAGACACACTCTGTATATTTCATATTATAGGTTAATTCGAATTTAAAGTCAACCACAATACAAAATTCTTTTGCCCAAAATTACTTGGACGACATCTTTTCCTTGGTCCATTCGGCACTTGACGAAAGATCTTTGCCAATGCCCGAAACGGTACTGCAACCAGAAAGCAACACAACCGAAACGGCTAGGCCAACAACAACAATTTTGATTCCACACATGATAAGTAGGTCTTTCATTTTGCAGATGCCTCTTTTGCAACAGACTGTACCTTGTCTAATCCATGCTGGACTACATTCACAGTACCGGTTAATCCAATACTACCAACTACAAAACCAACCAAAAACACGATCAGCGTTTTCATACTAGTCCTTTCGACTGATAGAAGTTTTAAACACGCCACCCACGATCACCGTGGCAAGCCAGGTATCAACGGTGAACGGGATGGCCAAGGCCGGAAACAAAGTGTTCAACGCCCAAATAGTAGCAATTGGACCAATGATAACTATAAAGATCACCAGAGCCACAATCAAAATCAACTTGTTCATAACTTCCTCCATAAAAAATAACAAATAACCAACATGACCAAACCTATAGCGATAAACACCGCACCAATATCAATGATAATCATTTTCCCAATCCTTCTACAGGATCGCAATCAAATTCTTCTTCAAAAATAGCAACAACATCTTCCATCTCAACATAGTCTTTGAAGTAGATATACGTATCCTCAACACTACGCCCTTGAGCTTTCCACTCTAGGATTTCAAAATGGATATCTTTAAAGAATCCCATTATGCAGACTCCAACATATTGGCAGGTACTCGGTAAACACCAACATGGGTGCGGACATTCACATACTTGATAGCAATCTTTTCAACGGTACCAGTGTACGTCATGCCATTACGGTTGCTGGTAAATTTAACAGTATCACCCTTGGCAAACGAACGGATCTTTTGCTTGGTCATTTGGCTACGAGCAAACTGTACGGCACTCATGATGCTAGACAACTCGGTATTAGTAAAATTACCAAACATGATAGATTGGTTGATTTGTAGAATTTGGCTAAGTTCTTTCATCATATCTCCTTAGATATAAAATGCAGTTTTAAAATTCAAAGCATCGTAAACAATTTCACGAACCATGGTGTCAGTACACTCACCGTACCCGGACACCGTTTGCAATTTGCAAAGCAGATTATAAGTCTCTGGCCAAGTAAGGTTATTAACACGGGCATGTTCTACAATGGTAGCAACTTCGGTGTTACCGGCATCTGTAAACATACCAAAATACTGAACGGTGTTAACTGCTGACATTTTTGATTCCTTTTTAGTTTCTATACAAGTATTATACATTTAATGGATTTATGTGTCAACCAAATAAACGATGCATCAAGCGTTCGTTTAGTGTGGGCTTTTTGGGCAGGGCAAACATGCGCTCGCGGAACAGTTTACCTAGTGTCTTTTTTGGTTGTTTTTTGCTTTTCATGTTATGATTGTATATTAAATTGATTTATGGGTCAACCGTTTTAGTGTGTATTTAGAGCTGGGTTAAATTCACGGATCAACTCACGCTCACGGGCATGAGCCGGCTTGCGTCCACGTACAATTTCCAACAGGCCATACACATGGTTTTCTGAGCCATATTTACGGATACTGTGGCATAAATCCCACACTTTGTTTTCAGTTAATGCACGGCGAACGTGCTTCTGAATACGAATCTTTAACGCTCTACGGACTTGGTTACCGCAAACGGTAATACCAATGTATTGCTCGCCGGTTACTGTATTTGTAATACAGTAGACAGCATGGTTGCTATCTTGACGGCGTTTTCTTGACTGCTTTTTAAGTTCCATACAAGTATTATACATTTAATGGATTTTAGGGTCTACCAAAGTTTGGTTAGTACGTACTAACTAAAAAGTAGTACTTTTTGCTGGTATTTTAGTATCATAAAGATGTGGTATTTTAACAACACTTTTTGAAACTGACATAAATACAATATAACAAGGATTTTACCTATGAGCGTACAAACAATTACAGATATCAAACGATTAACTCGTCCAAGTACTAGTGTACCATTTTTTATTAACGAAACTGGTGGTATTTCACACAGCGGTTCGGCTGCCACTCAGGCGCTACGCGATGCTGGAAAAGTTACACATAGTCTTGTAATTAGTGACAATGAATTGACACAAACTGAAACATTGACATTTGCAGATTTTGCAACATATTCAGCATATGATACAGCATTGGGAATTGATCTAGATAATCAATTTGTCAGCCATGTCACAGCCAACAACTTTGTGCTTGAATCGCAAACAAACTTTTTTGAAAATACTGGTATTGCATCTCCTTTTACCTGCACCACAGTATACACTTTCCCCGAAGGTGAAGCAACTATAGAAATTTTTGGAAATGCTCTAGCAGTAGAACCAAAAGTGCAATCGGTCACAGTGGGTACCAATACTGTTACAGTAGTTAATCAATATGCCAACAGCGCAGACTTTACTACTAACTTTTTTGCAGACAATAAATTTGTACAACAATTACACTCAAAGGGTGTTACCCGCACCATTACATACGCTTTGGTCAGCTAAAGAGTTGTAAATAAAAACAATAACACATCAATAAAAAACCCGCCTAGTGCGGGTTTTGTTATTTTGCGCTTGCCACAAACCTTAAATCTCTACTGACACTACCTAGTTCTTTTTTCATTTGTGGTCCTGCTTTCTTAACATCGGCACGGTCAACATGAGTATCTGGCTCATCCTGGGTGGTTACATTTACACCTTGATCGGTTTTAGTATCAAATCCGTGTACGTTAATCGTTTTATAACGCTGTTCTAATTCTTGCCATACACGATATCCGCCTGTGCTTTGCTTGTTATCGCTTACTAGAGTTAGGCCTTGATTTAAAATCAGGAAGGCATATAAGTCAGCCGCACGGTATGTATTTTTAGGGCCAGAATAAACACCTTGGATGACAAAACTATCTCTGTTTGTCTTATAAGGGCGTCCCGTAGTACCCAATTGGCTTGTGCGAGTACCAGTATCAAATACATAGTAAGTAACTGTGCCACGATTGGTCCACGACCATAGTTCGAGTCCACTGCCCATATCAGCTACTAGGTTGCCTAGGTAATCTGCTTCTTGACCTTTAGGAATAGGACGGCCATCGTTGGGCATGACATCTAGGTGTTCACGTTTGCTTTTAGCAACTGTGGGAACCATTGTTACTTCATTTAGGTCGTTAAACAGTTCATACACAGTAGAACCTGCGTGGTCGGAAATCTCAACACTATATCCCCACGAATTAGCATAACGCCGAACTAATCGATCGTAGAGTTTAGCTCTACTTTGGTTGTTGCCATCATCATCTTTTGTAGCACTAAAACGAATGCGGCCCGGATGTTGTTTTTCAATGAATTGTTGTATTGAATTTAATACAGTAGCAAATACTCGTTGTGCATCACCTTCGCCTGTGACTTCTTGGCTGTTGTTTCTATAAAATTCAACTTGCCATTCATCGTCGCCTTCGTGATTGAACATAATACTTAAATTGGTACCATCGGGCAACTTGGCTAACGCATCATAGTCACCATAATCACTTTTTTCCCATTTAGATGGGTAAGGCTGATCAAATGCTTCTATAATTCCTGTACTACGACGTAGGTAAAACTCAAAGTTTTGGTCACCTGGATTATAGTTATCAATGTAGTGTTGGTAATACTGTTGAGCTTCTTGCGGACTATTGGCTTCGAATCGATCAATGATGCGTGTAGGTTCATTGGCATCATAAATTTCGTAGCCTTTATTCAGGCGTTCACGTGCTTGGCTCATACGATCTAGTCTATTGCTAACTTGACGGTCAGCACGACCTAAATAGCTTTGTAGTCGCTTGTCGCTGATTTCATTAACTGATATGACAAAATCTTTTGCTCGCATTTTAATGGAACATCAAGAAACTGTTTTCTACGTCAAGTCTATTTGCCGCACGGTCTCCGTGACCTGCCGGGAATATGACCACGTTCCACTTGGGCTTGGGACCTTCAGGGATAGTCAGCATTTGATCGTATGTGATAATTGTGTCTGGGTCAATTTTATATGTGGAAGCTAAGTTTTGTTTGAATTGATTCCACTCAGCATCACCTTTGACCTGTGTGCGGCCTTTTTCGTCTTTGACATATTTGCCTTTGGCATCAGTCACAAACAAGCCACGGAACATATCTTTAGGAAGTGTAAGTCCTTGCTTGACTGCATTGCCTTGAGCTTTGTGTATTTCAACTTTCTTTTCTTGACCACGTTTTGCACCAGAACTAAAGTTAATAATAAAATTCTTTGGACTATTGCCGGTAGCTACATCGGCCATTTTTGTATAAGCATAAAACTTAACATCCGGATTGGCGTTTGCAACACCGTATGCAAGATCTAAATATTCCTTACTGAAGAAGTCGCCGGCATCGTGCCACCGCACAACCAATTGAATATTGCGCTTGTCAGTTTTACCTTTGATAGAGTTAATTTCTTTATTAACAACGGCTGTGTATCCTTCTGGATCATTGACCAAGAAGTTCAATGCCTGTGCCGCACTCATTGAGCTGGCTGGGAACATCACATATCCGCCTTTACGTGCATAACAAAATAGTTGGCAACCACCTGCACCTGGGCAAGTGGTAATTTCTACAAAGTCGCCTGACTCTTCATCAACCACAATACCGCTTAATGCAGGTAGTGTTAAGTCATATACTATTTCACCTTCGGTAGCACTCTTTTCCATCTTGGCATTGGTTCCCAAGATAGCTCTAGGTCTAGTAGTAATTTGTCTAGCTAGATCATCCAGGTCCCATTCTTCGCCTGAATCTTTTGTAATTGCTTTGATATTGCTACCGTGAATAATTGGTGCTAGTTTTTCTTTTTTGGTTTTTGTGCCAGTTTTAATACGGTCAGCATAGCCTTGTAATTCGTCACGATCTATACGGCGCTGTGGAGCATTTAGTTTGATTGCTTCGTTGGTCCCAGTCAGTTTGTCTATTGCACGGCCAACGCCTTTGAGTCGCTTGTGTGCTCGGTCATCTAGTTCGGCTCCTGCGCCAACTCCGTCGCCTGGATGCTTGGCATGTGCCATTGCATCACCTTGCTGTGCGCCGGCCTGGTGCCCTTTGAACTTGGCATCCACTGCGGCCTTCTTTGCATAGCTACCCAGTGTCTTAGGACTTAGCTCATTGATTGGCTCGTCTACTGTGCCAACATAGTGATGGTCGTGTACCTTGTAACCTTTGCGACGATAGTGTGCAATAGCCGCATTGATGGCCTTGGCAGGATCTGCTCCAGGCACACGCACAGTCTTTTGTATAGTTTCATCGCGCTTGCTCGCCATCGGGTGGTTGGGATCTGTCACAGTCAACGCAATGCGATGTACGGGAGTTTCGGCTGTTTCGGTTAATTCTTCTAGTTCTTCAGCTGGCCAACTAATAAAACTGTTGCCATTTATATCACCGGCACGTACAACAAATGCACCGCCGTTGTCGTAGCCTTCATCTTGGCCAATTTCCCATCCCATGGCTGTTAGTGTTTTTTCAGCACGTGGATCTTCGTCCCCGGTCCACCATTGTGCGGCCAACTTATGCAGGATTTCTTCTTCGTTGGGTTCACGGTCATCGCTACCGGTTGGTGCAAATTCGTCTAATTCTTGATCAGCAATGTGTACTGTCTTGACGGCAAAACCGCCCAGTGTGCGTTCAGCAAGTAGTTGTTGTTCTTTAAATTCAAAAAATCTCATGTTGTATCCGCCATAAAAATAGGGTAGTTGTTACACTACCCTAGTATTTATCTATGGATTAAATTACTGACCTAAGTTAAATTTCATTCCTGTAGCGTGTTCAATTTCCGCCATTGGTACTTGGTATTTAGGTAAATCTTGTACTGGTAGTGCCGCATTAGGCATTAAATACGCTTGTACATTGCGACTATTCTTTTCAATAATAATTTTGTACAAACGTGTTGGAATTCCTAAACCGTTGCCAATTACAGGATGTCCTTGATCAAAAATGCCGCCAGAAATGATGTAGAAATCTGCGTTTGGATTAGTTGCCCATTGACGCTCATATGTTTCTAACTGCTTCCAAATGCCGCGATTGTTATTAGCAATTTGAGCAACCATGTTTGACAAGTTAAAACTCTCCGTCATGATAGCATCATTTTGTGTGTTGTTACCAGCCGGAGCCATATGTCCACGATCGTGTGTTTTTCCTACAATAGCGTAGTCAGCTAAACTAGCAGAGCAATTAGGTGTAACACTTGCGTCTGGGTGGAAGTTATCTTTGCGCTTGGCCGGGCCGGTCATTGCGGCCACTGTCAAATGTTCAAATACTGCCACTGGAGCTTTGACACTACAACGGTGGATTACCGCATAGTTCATGTGGCAAATCTCTTGATCGCCCGGTTGTGCCGCATACTGCGGTGTGCCGTTGGCTGTAAACTGCGGGCATTGTTGGTTAATTTGTGCAAATGCAAATACAGGTGCAAAGGCTAATAGTAATAAAAACTTTTTCATTGAAGATCTCCGTATACACTACTTATGAAGATTTTCAATAATTACTTATACAGCTTTTGTGCGTCTTTCTAACGACCTTGACGAGCATGATAGCAAGCGGCACGAGCCTGGCCTACAGCTTCTAAAAAGTTCCAGATGGCCTTGATCATAATCCACGACCCCAGTATTGTGCTTCGGTGTCGTATTGGCGTTGCCAGTAATCTACTTCAGCCGCATTGGTTGGATGCTTGCTGTTGATATACTGCTCTAAGCGGCTTTGGTACTGTTGTTTTGGGAACATCTCAGCTAGACGTTCTAATATTCGTTCTAATAACATTTTGTGTTTTTCCTATATTTTTGTAGAGACTCATGGTTTCTACTTAGATATTTATGCTGTATTGCAACACAAAATATTAAACTATTATGACGGTACTATCGCTTTGATATAATCTCGTCTACAAGACCGTATGCTAGTGCTTCTTTGGCACTCATAAAGTTATCACGTTCCATATCAGCACTAAACTGGTCAAAGGTTTTACCAGCAGAATTATGATCAACATAAATTTGTGTCAAGTACTCTTTCATTTTTAGGATTTCTTGTGCTTGTATCTGGATATCCGTTGCTTGCCCTCTGGCACCGCCGCTGGGTTGATGAATCATATGACGTGCATGTGGTAACATTAGACGTTTACCCGCGGCACCTGCCGTTGATAGTAGGCTTCCCATACTACATGCTTGCCCCATAACAATAGTGCTTACATCGGGTTTGATAAACTGCATTGTATCGTAAATGGCCATACCTGCTGTAACGCTGCCACCAGGGCTATTAATGTAAAATAAGATGTCTCGATCGGGATCTTCGGACTCTAAAAACAGCAATTGAGCCACTAAAAGGCTTGCTGTGTGCTCGTTTACTTCGGTATCTAGCATAACAATACGATCTTTAAGTAAACGTGAATAGATGTCGTATGAACGTTCGCCATTGGCGGTTTTTTCGAGAACAATAGGTACTAAATTAGGCATAACATTCCTTGTTTGAATTATAGCTAATTATAGTGGATTATAGAGGAAATGTCAACACTTATAAAAACTTTGATGCTTGAACCAACGCTTGCGTCCATAACTGGTTTTTAAACGCAAACCATAATAATCAAATCGTTCGCGGTGTGCAAAGAAGCTAGGACCGTGGGCACCAGAGTTTGGCATAACACCATCGTATTCTTCAAAACGAGTAAAGTCCCATTGATACTGATGTACCATTTCGTGTGCTAGAGTTTGTACAAACCACTGTGGGCAAAACCATTTATCGCTTAATTTGATAGTACAGTAGCTACCAGTCGCTTGTTTGACTTCTTCCCAGGAGCAAAATCCCCAAGTTTGGCGTCGACTACCTTGCTCAATTTCTGGCTGTTTTAATCGGTTGTCAAACAGATACCGATTGCAGATATTATATACGTAGTTTATTTCTGAATAGCTAGGACGAAACTGTAGCCTACGTTGATACGTAATGCCCGGGAGTTCTGCTTGCATGTATGCTCTAATGGGATTTGGTCTAGCCATGATAATGCCCTCGCTAAGGTATTTATAATATACCTTAGGAGGGCAAAAACGACTAGTTTATCAAATAATATGCGTACTTATTGAACTGTTACTTGTCCTATCACAGCACCGGGCTTTTGTAGTGCTTCATCACGCTTACGCTTATACTCTTCGTTATCTACGGGCATTAAGGTAATGCCACGTTCTTGGGTAGGAGTAGCTTCAGATACAGGACGACCGGTAGTAACTGCGTCTAATTCCCTAAATGCTTCTGGAGCACGTTTTTCGGCGTCTTTAGTAGACTTCAAAATGTTGGCCTGCCCAATTGGCAATGCTACCAACACATAAGTACGGATACGATTACCGTCTGCCACGTGTTTCATTTCTACAGTCTCTACACCAGTAATGTCAATGTCCGGACAAAGGCTACGAACAGTCAACTCAGATTGTTCAACACTGGCATCGCCATTGTCGTTTCGATACATCTTCATCTGGCTACGAACCTTACCGCCTGCGGCAGTACAGATCTTGGCATAAGCAATAGTCTTGGCTTTTAGGTCCGCCATTGACATATCTGTGCTGGTAGCAGTACCATTTTCATAAACAGCATTAACCGACTTGGGCAACTTGCTCATCCAATCGGGTGCTTCAGAGATTGCAGTCTTTGCCTGCTTTTCTTGGCGATCATACTGTTCTTTGTATTGTTGAGCGTGATTGGAACTGGTAGTTCCACAGGCACTCAATAAACCTGCAACAGCTACAGCAAGGGCTAACTTCTTCATTTCATTACCTTTCGGTTGGTTACAATAATTACAGTTTATATTAAACATCAATATTTGTCAACGACTAGCCATTTCGAATTGGGCAAAGTGTCAACTTTACATATGATACCTTGGTAAGTGTAAAGATTTCGGTCCTTAGCATTACGTTCAGTAAACATACGGCATTTGGTTTGCTTATAATCAAAATACTTTCGTTCTTGTTCATGACGATGCATGTCAGTTTCGGATTCCCAAACCGTTTCGCCAATTCGCACTGGACGAATTCGAATATCCGTTACATCACTACATACCATTTGGGTATCAGACGTAACTCTGCTTGGCTCAACTTCTGCCAAAACACGGCCACGACTAATATCCATTGCTTGGGCACAGGCAGAACCTTCATCCTTACCTATCCCCGAACCCTCTGCGGTGTGCCATACATCACCAATATGAACACGATACCTAACAACACACTTCTGTCCTGCTACATCTGGCACAACTAATTTTTGGAAGTCAGTTGGCCCAGCATTGATTTCGGCACGAGATAACCGAACATTAGAACGCACATAGCAATCTGCTACAGCATTGATGCTGACTAGTACAAGTCCGGCGATAATTAGTCGTTTCATTTGTACCTGTTAGGATTGTTGCAACCTATTCGCAATGCCCATATGGCAATACGAACTTCTGCGTTATACTTACGGTCTGCATCATTTAAGTTTTCCGGAGTTGCATTTTCCAACCCTTTTAATTTTAATTGACGCTCAAGAAAATCGACATATTTGTCTATGCTGGGACACATATCATTATGAACTTTGATTTGAGTCAGCTCTTCGTAGGTCATTGGAGTCTGTGCGTAAGCAGGCAACGCCAATAAACCTACAAAAAGTATAGCTACAAGTTTCATTAATGTTTGTGAAATGTCACTGCTCGTTTAACTGCCTGTTGAGCAGTAGATTGATCAATGCCCGTATTCCTAACTACATAACGCACCGCATCGCGGGTGTTAAACTGCAACTGGAACACAGCCTGGTTTGCCATATTTTCGACTTGATTACTCATTTGATTACCTTTTTGTTTTTAAACTCTTTGCTTACATAATAATTCAACATTTTATTAGTAACGTGGCTAACCAAGTTAGTACTAACGCCGTCATCACACATAAATCTAACCGGACAGTACCCCCATGTCCTAAACTTTGTAAATTTGTAATACTCTAATCGGTGCTTTGGATTTGTTTCATCAAACGCAATTAGCGATCGTTGCCTTAAAGTTAAAATACTCATATAGTAAACTCCTACTTGGATTAAACAAGAACTTCTACCACTGATACAATGTTACATTAAATTCATTTAAAGGTCAAATGCCCAATGTACTTCCTTTGGCACGATTATAAAATACATGGCTACCAATTTGGCCGGCCTCATGCTTTAGGTCAACCCAGTGTGGGTCTTTAATGTACGTGGCATGATAAAACAAACTTTTAGTTAATCCGCGGACCCGATGCCCATCTAGTACCCTGCGGGCCACTTCTTCTGACTCTGCCCAAAGTTGGCTATTTGGCCTAGGTAACTTTTTAACCATGGTCCAACTAAATTGCTTTTTTGCGTAGACTACTTTACAGATAGAATTACCCCAATATCCTGTTTTAAGTCTGTTGACTGTAACGTGACCCACTGCAAACTTTCCCGCCGCAGATTCTACGCCAGCCTCGTAATAAATGTTTTTAGTTAAACAATCCAAATCGTGTTTGGTATAGTTTATACGCTCTTTGATCTGGATAATGTCGTCGAGCTTTTCTTCAAGCATATCCATTCTAGTTTCTTGACGAACTAACAACACCACAAGGAGAGCACAACCAATAATGGTTAGTGTACGATTTGAAATCATGTTAAATTTTTGGAATATGGTAAATGATACCTTGTGCAGAAGAGGACTTGGTATAGCCTTTAGTTTCATATTCTGCTTCAAGGAATTTAAGATTAATACGATCCCTGACACGGGCGCCATCTAATTTAATGCTGATGAACTTTTTACGATATGTAAGATACACACCCTTGGCTGAATAAACTATTTCTAGCCCCAACTTGACTCGTTCTGCTGTTACTTTTTCTGCTTCTGTGTAAGATGTGCTAGCGGCATAGGATTTCATTGAAGCATCACGGCTAGCGGCATACGCATAGTATCCTGCTGATTTTGTTTCTAGTTCTTTTTCTTTCATTTCTAGCTCCTATCATGGTTACAATATAGCTAGTATACATTTAATGGATTTAACGGTCAACCCAAAGAAAAACCCCACACAATGGTGGGGTTTTAGGTGTTGTTTTAATACAACAGATTACTTTTTGCTTTGAGCGGTGTAGGCCTTCATAATGCCTTCACCAAACTTAGTGTAGTCAAATTTTGAAGCTTCTTTAACTGCCTTAACAGATTCTTGTGCTAGTGTGTTAAATGTATCTGCACCAACTTTAGTTGCTTGTTTTGTGTATGCGGCTTGTGCATCAACAAATTCATTCATTGCCTTAGCGATTGTTTCGTTTGTTATAAACGTCTTAACGAACTGTTTCTTTGCAGATTGTACTGTGTCAATGGTTGTATCTAATGTAAACATTTTATTTTTCCTTTATTAAGCGAAATGTTATTACAAGACCCGAATTATTCAGCATCTTGTTTGTTGCTATACTAAGTATCTAGTATAACATTATTTATGTTGCAACGCAACATATTATAACAGAATATTACTCGTTTTGGGCAAAATAGTTTACATTAATACCCGGTGCGCTAAATATTATATCTATTCGAATAGGAGATTTAAAATGGATTTTTCTACAATCGTTATCATTGCAATCGTAGCTGTAGTCGCTTATACTTTTTACAAAGCATTTGCTAAAAAAGCCGACACCAACCACGATGGTGTTGTAACTGCCGAAGAAGCTAAAGCTGAAGTTAAAGCCGAAGTTGCTGAAGTTAAAGCTGAAGTTAAAGTTGTTGCTACCAAAGCCAAGGCAGCGGCTACCAAAGCAACTACCGCAGTTAAAAAAGCTACAACACGTAAACCAAAAGCTGTAGCCAAGTAATTTACATGGCAGTAATCCCGACAGGGGTATTCGTGACGCAAGAAACGGATGCCCTTTTCTTTTATCATTTTAATAAGTGTAGTTTACTTGATTCAATACAGGTCTACAATGACATAGACCAATTCCGTAGCAGTACCCATAGCAGTAAAATTGCTTGTTTGCAAATGCCGTATCCTGTACGTGCAGAATTTGACGTACTTGTCGACGAATTGGCATCGTGCTCGGACCATGTGTTAATTTTAATGAGCGAACTGCATGATAGAACTATAGAAATAGTTCAGCGCCATGATAACCGTAAAATCAGTTATTTTATATGTGGCGAATTTAACTTTGATCTAGTGTTTAGCCCTGTACATAAATTTTACGATTGGTTCACAACTACTACACATTTCTACAAACATGTTCGCCCTGAAACATTAGATGTGCTTGTTCCTTACACAAAAAAACAATACTACTTTGACGCACTACTTGGTCGCAAAAAAACACATAGAGATTTTGCGGCAGAACATATCAACACAGACGTTAACCTTGTGACTTATTTGGGTGACATCAATTGTAACTTTAGTGATCCAACCAAGTGGATATGGGAAAACAATGGCCTGTTGATTGATAAGCCTGTTGAATGGACCGTGGATCGACTACCATATTACGGACATCGGATGAGCATTAGTCAAATTGTGCCGTTACGCATTTATAATCAAACTGCTTACACTCTAGTAGCAGAAACAAACTACAGTAACCACTACAGTTTCTACACCGAAAAATCAATTAAGCCTATTCTAGCACGACGTTTGTTTGTTACGCTTGGCGGACAACATCAACTACATAATTTACGCCTAATGGGATTTCATACATTCGGTGATGTAATAGATGAATCCTATGACAAAGTGGAAGCCAACATAGATAGATTTAAATCGGCAATGGATCAAGTTGCTTATTTAGAAACACAAGACCAAGAAGAAATTTTAGCCAAAATAAAACCAATCTGCGAACATAACTTTAATCGTATGTTATCGGTAGATTGGTATGCGTATTTTAAATTGGCGTTTACTAGTTACTTCAATCAATAATTCCAAAGTTAGCCCATCGAGCATCACCCAGTGATACCCAACCCAGTGGTCCACCCAGGCTCGGATTGCTGTTAAACACAATACTGCCCTTGGGTTGATTGTTGTTTGGTGGCACACTACCAACAGCAAAACTCATACTGCCCATATTAATTTTATTAACGGTAACAGCACCATCGGTTGTTAGGATTAAGTTATTCTTTTGATTGCTACTTAATACCAACGCATGATTACGTGGAGTTTCAATGACGCCGGTATTGGTGCTTTGTTTGCCAATACCGACTTCAACTTCTTGATCCCATACTGCCAATGAGTGCCCGGGTTCGACGGTGTTGATACCAACACGTTTGTTAGTGGTGTATAATGTATTTGTAAACAACGATTCGCCTGTTACTTGCAATTCGGCTAATTGGCCAACACGTTGTAAGTTACTGTAAGTAATAAAGGCGCCTAGGTTGTTGCCTTCAATTGCTGTTTGACCATTAACTAAAATTTTAGCAAGATCAAGTCCATCGGTTTTAATTTGTGCCACAACTTTGCCGGCAAAACTTGTAAGCAATGATTGATTTGTTATGACGTTGTTGGTTGCGGCAGTTACTACACTTTGAAATAATTGGCTTGTTTCGGGAATAGTACCAGTTACATTTAAATCGCCTTCAATTGTGGCAGTACCTTTGACTGTTAGGTCTTTTGTTAATAGGTTATTTTCAATTACCGTGACATCATCAAGGATTGTAACTTGACATGCTGTAGATTGATCGTCTATTCCTGTACTACCAAATTTAGTGATAATGCCACCTGAGATTATATCCCCATTGATTTTAAATCCGTTAAAATCAATTGAGTTAAATGAGATACTCTGGTCTGGGAATGTTACTTGACGATTTTGAATAGCTGTTAATAGTGTTGTTTGAAACGTGTCATTGAAATTAATACCAGTGACTTCTCGAGCAACAGAATCGGCAATTTCTGAAATTGATCGTAAACGTACCTGCTCTGCTAATGTTTCGCTCAGTGCTGTTACACGCTTGCCCAGTTCAAGTTGAATGCTGGTAGCATCAATTGGTAATGTTGCTAATTTTGCGTCAAGACGTTGGCTTAGCTTGTCGGCTAAAATTGAAGTGTAGTCAATAACTGTTAATGCTTCATCAATTTTTTGCGAGATAACTGTTGCTACCTGCGCCTGAACTTTTGAAGTTATGTCTGTTATTATCTGTTCTACTATACTGTTTACGTGTGTGTCAATATCCATTATTTTCGAATTGTATGCTAACTACGTGCTCGTAGTTCTTTTTGATTAGACTCTTATACATTAGGTTCTTATGTACGAGGAAATTCACGGCTCCTGCGTCCATACTAAACTTTGCTAACTGCTTAAAAAACATTGTACGACGGTCAAAAATGCCATATGTAGTCAATGCGTTTGCGGCATTAATTTCATAAACCATACTTGTCCATAATGCACGATCCTTTAAATCCCAATCGTGGTTTTCAACGTATAGTTTATAATCACTACCATTTCTAACCATAATTGGCTGACTAAAATCACGATCTTTAAAATCTTGATTCTTGTAGTCGCGTACAGTACTTATCACAAAATCTGTGGCTAGACTACAAATATTTGCTATCTTATCTTGCTGTTCCTGATCGTCTTTGGCAAATGTAAAGTACTCGTCCATTGCTATTACACACTGGAACTTCTTTTGGTGATTACCTAATTCAACAGGATCAATGTAATTAAATTTTACATTTTTTAATTTAATGAAATCTAGTGCTGTAGAACTAATATCAGTGACTGATATATTTTTAGCACGGCAACTTAGTATTGCTGGATTAAAGCCAACAAATAATACGCTCTGTGGTTCAAGATTTTCTGTGCGATATACCCCGTCGAGTATCTCCTGTTTTCTTGCGATAACATCAGAAGCTTTGGGATTAAAAATTAGCGCAGATAGTACCGCGTCAGTATAGTTGGCAAAAGTCATAGTAATACTATTTATTTGCTAGTACGCAATAAATCTAATGTCACACAATGGAATCCACCGCCAAGAGTTCGGCTATGTCGTAATTCCAATGGTATAACTGTGAATTTATAACTTTCCAATGTCTTAATTAGTTCAGACTGGTGTCGATCAACAATAACAGTAGTATGATCAATGACTAACATATTCATTGCAATCCACTTGCTAGCATAGGGGTATTGATAAAAATCTTGAGCAACAACATCATTGACCCATATTTTTTGCCATCCATCAAATACCTTAGGTACTGTATCAAAAGATACACGACTGCCATTTAGCATTACTAGCCCTGGTCGCAATGGCACAATAGTACTGTCAATATGAACACCTGAATAGAAATTACATAGTTCTATAGTAACATCGGGGAACTGCTCACAAAGCCAATCGTATGCTTTACGGTTGCCTGATGCCGATTCTAAGAATAACATCTTATCACCTAATCGACATACGTTAGCCGCATCAAGTACCATTCCTTGATCTCTAGGCATAACTCGTATATCGTGCGATTTGTGTGTTACTTCATCTAATGTAAGTATTTCTTGATCACGGCAGGGATACATCATAGCAGGATCAATAATAGTACTACCATATATTAGTAAACGATCTCTAGGACAATAATTATACATTCCGCCGGTTACTGGATAATTACGTGGCGATGGTCTAATGACCTGAATTCCTAAGTTATGTAAGGTATAAGCAAGAGTATTTAAATCTTCATCGGCTTCATCTACGATGTGATCCGGGACTGGCCCACCTGGGACGGGTGTTTCTTTCCATGTTGTTTTTTCAGATTCTTGTGCAAACACAGGATCGCTACTTGGCCAGTTTGCGTATCTGGCACTACCTACTACTACGGATTTAAGTGGATCCCATTCATTGTAACTGCTAATCATTTATGTCCTGTTATTTGAAGTGTATATCGAGGAGTAAATCCTACATTGACTGCCGAGTGCAATGCATCGTAGGTCCATTCTACCGTAGCGCCTGCTTTCCAGTTCGTGTATGGAGTGTTTAAATATTCTGCATAATGCCCCGGTTGCCAGTCTTCTAAGAAAACTACAGCACGACATATTGACTGTTCTTGCCCTTGTAGGTTAAACAGTTCTATGTATTTTAAATATAGATCGCCGTGTGCTGGTAGGATAGTACCGGGGCTCATCCGGTAATAACTTGTACCTATGTCTTTCCACCCTTCGGCTGTAAAAAACTCAATGAATCGATTATTCCAACTTGGTTGTGCGCTACGCATATCACACATATCACCGGTAAACTTTCCAGGAAACCCTAATGCCATCCATGCACGAGTATTTTCGTTATCGTTAAATGGTTCATTAATGTAGTCTAGTGCTTTAAACTCGTCGTCCCAGAACTTGTCTATATTATAGTAGATCATATGTAGTAATTATCTCATAAAATTCAGGGAAAGTATTTTTAAACGTTTCTCCGCGGTACTCATCTTTTTCTTTGGTCCAAAATTTAAACTGTTTCCATTGTTCTGCATCACCATCTGATTTAAGTATATTAATTATAGGAGTTATTTCTGTTTGGTCTTTGATAGTAAGTAGTTTTTCAATTACTCGCTCTTTAACTGGTACAGGTAAATGTTTCATATCATAATAATCAGGCTGTGTAACTATGTTTAAGAACCAATCAAGTTTTAAATTAGCAAATTCCTGTATAATTTCTGGCAAATAAAATACATTAAATGTAGATACGGTACATATAGCAAATGCCGACACAGGTACATTACATAAGTTAGGTACTTCTGTTCTAATATACTCAATGTTACTAAGTAATGTTTCCCAGTTACCCGGGTGCCGAATATAAGTAAATTGTTCTCGAACTCCATCAATGCTTAAATTAAATTCTAAGTTCTTAAAATGCTTCCATAACTCAATGTGTTTTTTTGTTGGCTTTGTTATAACATTGGTATTATAAAATAACGTAATGTCTTTACTTTGTCCACTGTCAATTAGTAATTGTAATAAACGCATAGTAGGTTTATCTAGCAACGGTTCACCGCCGTAGAACTCAAGGCGTCTTAGATTACCACTAACAGCAAATATTTCATCTATTTGTTTATCTGAGAATTCAAATACATCAGGATAGCGTGTGTATACAGTCGTATCAAGATCGTTTTTAAGTTCATAATAACGACCTTCAATAGCATACGTAACGGAACTAATACTAAAACAAGTACGACACCGTAGATTACATAAATTACCAACACGTAAATTAATCTGCTGTGGGCCAATTTTATACCCACCATCAACTAAACCTACTAGGTTATCTCTATACCTGTAATTTACTAAATTTAATTTACGAGCACTTTGTTTACCTTGATCTTCTTCGCGCCAGCAACGTGTACAAGTAGAGGTCTTTTCATTTGCATGAAATGCCGTGCGTAAATTTTCAAGTTCTTGACTTGCCCATATATTGCCAATTGGCATATCATCAAATTTCCACGCTTGTCCACCCAAGTAAGGACAAGGGCTAGCACTACCCAACGGACTATACGTAATTTGAGTAAAAGGAGCAAGACAAAAATTGCGACCTATCATCTAGTGTTACCGTAGTGGATAACTTTAATATCTGTGTTAGTTGTTGTATATTTGCGCCACGGGTCAATGATTATTGTACCGGCTTCAAATTCACAATATAATTTTTGTTCGCTGTCAACACCGGCATATCCGTATGTTATCTGCTGATTGTGTGCTAGCAGTACACATCCTCGTACACTAACAGGATTAACTGTTTCTGTTAACGGATCAATATAAATTGGTTTAATGCCCATCTGTTGTAGATAATAGCCCACTAGCAAACTATAACTGCCTTCTAAATAATCCACATTAGGCTTGTATGCTCGTCCGTGTATAAACACTGGCAAGCCAGCACGGTGATTGTAAATGTAACGTGCCATATTCTTGGCCTGTTGTTCACGTGCCTTCATTATAGTATCAAATAGGTCGTAGCCAAGATCTAATTCTTCTGCAAGGTAACGCAAGGCAATGTTATCACGTGGATGACACGGCCCTGCATCTCCCATTCCTGCGGTCATATACTTTGGTCCCATAATACGCATAGTACTTTCAGCCAATGCTTTTGTTACTACGTCTACGTTGATGTTACCTTGTTTTATTGCTACATCTTGTATCATATTAACAATGCCAATCTTGGCACTGATAAATGTATTGTAAAATACTTTGATGCATTCTGCTTCATCCCACGTACCTACTACGTAACGTGGATTGTTCTCCATTAATGTATTATAGAAGTCAGTCAGCAACTTGGCATCGCCTGTTTCGCTACCATCCTCTGTACCAATGATTACCATCTCGGGGTTAACCATGTCCCATTCAACTGACCCCATTGCAATAAGGTAGGGGTTATAAATGAAACGTGCATTGGTGATGTTGTTCTTCAGTTCTCTCCGGGTAGTGCCAGGGAGTACTGTGGAGATTAATACTACTAGTTGGTCTGGTGTTGCTACTGCATTTACTTGACGCAATACGTCATTGACTATAGTATAGTCAAAGTCTTTGTTCTTTAAATGGGTAATAGGTTGGTCGCCGCCATAGACAGGATCGTGTGGTGTTTGTACTGCAATGAATACTAGGTCTTTGCCAAGTACAGCATCTTCTAATTGAGTGGCAATTTTAATTTTGGTGCTAGACCGTGGATAAATATCATACCCAGTCACTGTGTGTTTACTTGCCATTGTTTCAGCACATGCCATGCCCAACTTGCCTATTCCAATAAATCCTACTTCCATTAATGTTCTCCTTAGATAGATTCTATAATATTTTACACGATAATTTAATATCGCAATTTACCGACGGGCAATCATTTCATTTTTACCCATTTGGAACTTATCAACAACTTATTAAGTCTGATGTTTCTAATGCTACTCTCCGCCCTGGATTTGAGTATGCCGCTAAAACGTTCTTTCATTGTTATTTCTTTGATCAAGAACCGTTATATGATTATACAATACCTATTATACAAAAGTCTATAGTAGATGTACGTGTTCGGCTTGCGCCCAGAAAAGTTAGAATATTAGCTAACAGTGATAAATCCGAACTTACAGATACTATTATGCGATCAGACAAATTGTATAATTGGTATTATTTTTATCACGGGTTTGCGGCGTTAGATTGGTATAGAGATTTTCAGTATGTGAACCCAAGTTCATTTAATCGATTTGACAAAGTATTTATATGTTACAATCATCTAACGTCAAAATTACGTTCATATAGATTGCATTTGGTAGCAAACTTAATAGAACAAGACTTATTACCATATGGTCATGTTAGTTTATTCCACAATGGATGGAAAGAAACAATTGAAGATCCAGAGAACTTGCTAGATAACAGGGCCAGACTTAAAATATATAAGGCGTTAAAAGATCGCACTGAACCGTTAATCATTGATACCGCAGAACCAAATGGCAGTTTAAGTGCTAATGTGGTATTTGAAGATCTAACTAGTGCCCTGTTTCATGTTGTAACTGAAACAGTATATTTTATGCCAAAGTTACATCTGACTGAAAAAGTATTTAAGCCTATTGTAGCAAAACGTCCGTTCTTGTTAGTAAGTACTCCGGGTAGTCTTGCGTATTTAAAGAGCTACGGATTTCGCACCTTTGATCGTTGGATAGACGAAAGTTACGATCAAGAACCAGATCATTATATACGCATAGAAAAAATTACATTTGAGCTCGCTAAACTATGTGCCATGCCACCAGCATTGCTCAAACAAATGCACCAAGAAATGCAAGAAGTATTAGAATATAATTTTAATCATTTCTACACTACATTTAAAGACTTAATTGTAGATGAGCTTGTAGATAATTTTTCTGGCATTTTAATGCAAATAAACAATGGTCGCGACCCCGGCAATCATAGCCGACATCATAGACGATTTGAACTAACCCCCACTTACTTAGAGGAAGTCAAAAAGCGCCTAAAGCAATAAATACTAGCATAATAAGACGTATAATCAAGGAGCTAGTATGGGCGAGATTTTCAAAATCATCGGAGACTTAGGTATGCCAGTAGCCGCCGCGCTTGCTGGCGGTTATTTTGTATTCCTTACAATCAAACTATTACTAGGTGGTGTACTTGGTAGTATCAAAGGTATGGCCGGTATTATTACCGCGCTAGACAATCGTGTAAAAACCATGAATCATGACGTTATTCGTATTGATACTGTTGTATCAAACGCCCTAGGCCTACGCCCAGACGTAGATCGTATTAGCCGTGCTGATGGTAAAAATGATGCGAGACGAGATTAATGAAATATTACGATTACGATTGGGACTTAGAACCACATAGAATATTATTAGATGCAGAATTAGACGTAGACAAATTAGGATGGCGAGCCGGTGACTATTTTAAAATCGCCAATGTTGATGGACGGGCTATGTTAGTTAAAGTGGACCCGATAGAAAAGTTTTTAATAGACGGAGCAAGCAATGAATAAATGGACAGCATGGCACGACAGTTTGCCAGAGCATCAAAAAAATTGGTTAAAGAATGCGCCAATTTGGCGTGACATCGATTTAGCAAAATTTTGTGCTATTTCGTTTGTAGTAGGATTAGCAATAGGAGCAGTATTAACATGGCATTAATTGATTCAGTATTAAATTTAGTAAACAAAACACCAAAAGATCCGGATGCACCAAAGCCCCCAGCAGGTTCACGTTCTGAACGTGAAGCAAAGATCAAAGACAAAGCCGGTATGGTCATTAACGTATTTGCATTATGTCTAGCAGTTAACGCATGGTACGGCGGCAAGTTGTCTAGCACGGTATTAAACAATACTATCAAAGCTAACGACACTTACAGTTTTTATCAAGCCAAGAGCTTAAAACAAACACTAGCAGAGCAATCATTATACGAAGCTAAAAAGTCAGGTGATAAAGCTCGTGCTGATGATATGGCCGCACGTATTGATCGTTATGAAAACGAACCTAAGGACGGCAAGAAAGATTTGATGGCTAAAGCCAAAGCATTAGAAGCCGAGCGCGATGATGCTAAAAATCGTAGCCCGTGGATTGGTTACGCTAGTACCGCATATCAACTAGCAATCGTTTTACTATCTGCAAGTATTCTTGCTGTTAGTATGCCATTGTTCTGGGGCAGTTTTGTTGTAGCTGGACTAGGAATTGTGCTGAGCCTACAAGGAGCATTATTATGGTTTTAATGAGTATAGATGAAGGCTGTCCAGTGTGTGGCGGCAAGCACCCAAAAAAAATAAATTAGGAGAATTATATGTTAGAAACAATATTTTGGATTTTCGTAGGCGCATTTGTAGGATGGAATTTCCCACAACCTGACTTTGCAAAAAGCATTCAAACCAAGTACTTGCAAAAGTACATTGATCGTTTGAAAGCAATATTATTTTTCTGGAAGTAAATTATGAACGCATTAAGAAGTATGTTAAGCGATGACACAGGTGCAGTAAGCAGTAAGCGTACTATCACATTCCTATCATTTTGTTTATGTGCCGC